CAAGAGTTCCAGCACCAATTTCAGTAATAATTCCCTTGAGATGACCATCTAAAACTGAAGTTGAACCAGCACCAGGAAGAACTGAACTAATTGCTTGAGTTACACCATAACCAACTACAGCACCTGCAGTTGTAACGCCAAGAATTTGATCTGCTTTAGCATCAATAATTGCTACTCTGATTCCATTCGACCAAGAACCAGGATTCTTAGCGGCAACTACTACATCAGTGATGGTATTCTCGTCATAACCAAGTTGCTCATAATGCTCTAGGCTCTTAATTTTTACGCTGGAGGCAGTTCCTACAAATCCGTTTCTTAAATCATCATCATCTGCTCTTACAACTCTTGCAGAACCACCATAAGCAAGATATGATGAGGTAACTAACCAATCCTCATATTGTTTATCTGTTGCATATGGTCCACCAAAAGTTGTTAGCAAGTCATTCTCATTCTCTACTAAAGTTGGAGAATCTACAGGTCCTTGTGCAAAAGGTGCAACAATAGCACCAACTTTGTTTGACGAAGGAGTAACTCTTCCAACTGTTAAATCAACTTCCCTTACTACAATTCCAGGAGATGCTAAATTTAGCGGCATCTTTATTCTCCGTGCTATCCAGAATTATCTAAAAGTATTTATAAATTCCTACGACTTCACAGAACTATCCGTATTCCCACATATGAGAACGGTCTCCATATTCGTCAACATTCCATATTTCGGTACTTTCTAATTGACTCTGAGCATTTGCAAATACCCATCTATCACCTGTTTCAATATCTACAGTTACTTCCATATCATCTAAACCATCAACAATGAATCCAAATGGAGACATATCTTGTTCAATTTGATTCTTTTGTTCTTCATAAATTCTCTTACGAACATCGTTGTCCGTCATTTCTTTAAAATAGTCCTGAGCAACTAACCAAGAAAAAATTACAAGGCACATTGCTAGGTCATCATTACAACCTTCTTCTGCCTCAAATGAATTACCTCTCTGAGCAAATGTTGTAAGTTCGCTAATAATCTCATAATCACTTGTAAGTAGTTTATCGTCTTCTAATAAAGTTTTGAGGTTAGAACATCCCAACTTTTTAACTGCAGCAGTCATTCTCACACCAAGTTGAGATTTTTTACCACTAAATCCAGAACCTACAATCTGACCTGCACGACCTCTCATCGCACACATCAAAACATTATCATACTCCAAATCAAAGTGTAAAATACTTGCTACCTGGTCACCAATATCATTGACCTCAATTAATAACCAAGCATCGTTATAACCTTTTGCTACTTCGTGAATGATACTTGGGAATAGCATCGGTTTAATTTCATTATTTCGATATTTTGCTACTACTTTATATGGGAAGTTTGTAATATCAAAGACTACAAATGCAGAATAGTCATTACCCAAACCACGGGCAACATCGACCGTGATTAGATAATTATTCTCTTCTTTTGGGTGCTCATACACATCCAGTCCAGCATTTCTTTTAATCGGATCGTCATAAACAAGATTGCGAAGTTTTGATGCATTAATAAGAGTATTTACAGAACCTAAAAATTCGCAGTTATGAGATACTATATTATTTGAATAGTATAAATTATCTTCACCAACATCCAATAAATCGTAAAGATATATTCCTTCTTCTACTATTTCATTATATACAATTTTTTTTTCTTGTAAGACATCATCCACTTTGATTGTGGATGCTTTAATTTTTTCGGACCCAAACGAATGATTTTCGGAGCATTTTATTTCCGTTCCATCCTCAAAAATTATCCAATGATAAAATGGTTTATAAACTTTCTGAATACCTGAGAAAGATTTAAACCCAGTGGGGGTTTTTACTAATAAATCTTTATTAAGTTTAAACATTTTTCCAACACTCCTTTAAAACTATTCTTTTAAGTCCTTGTGATGTTAAATTATACTTATCAGCATATTCTTTACAAAATGCTTGGATGTATGACATTTTTTTTCCATTTTTCATAATCAATCCTACCAATGGTAAATCTGGTTTTGTATCAAATAAAATGCGTATCTCCTTTACTTGGTCATCGGTAAGTTTTCTACTAAAAACTCTACCTTTCCTAACTTGCTTCATTTTTGAGATTGTTTCTTCCGAGAAGCAATTTTTCATACCTTTATTCCAAGGGATGTTCCCTTTATCTACACCACCTATTCCAGTTCTATTGTAATTATCAAAACCTTCTCCTCCTGTGGATTTATTCCATCCATTTTTATAGGTATCAAATTGTTTTATATAATTAATTTCCAAATTTTTTGCATCTTCGGCAATATTGGTTTCTTCTACAATCTCAAAAATATGTTGAGGTTTGCTATTTTTATGGTCCCTTTTTCTGGTGTTAGGGTCCTGAGTCTGACCAACATATTTAATATTATCGTCCAAATCTTTAAGTAAGTAGATATAATACATTTTTATTATTATTTATAATCCAAAAAACTCACATTCGTTGATAGAGTTCTTCCATAGAAATATTATGAGTGTTACCTTTATCATCAATTATTTCTATTTTAGTTTCTCCACTTAGACACTCAAACTCAACCTTAAACTGTTGTTCACTGGTGTTTGCAATCGTCTGCTCCTTCCAGGCTTCGTCTCTACCAGGCACCTCAGACCAATGGACATCTGTAGGCACATATTCGTTCTTGCCCTTCTCGGCGTCGTGCCACATACGGTAGAAGTGATTCATACCGCGTGGAGTAGATACAATGATTACCTTCGTGCTTTGTCCAGAAGAAATAGTAGGATAAACAGAGGCAAAGAAGTCATCAGCAATGTGATTCGGGATGAAAGCGAACTCGTCAAGAAAGATGACATTATAGGATCCGCCTCGGACAGCAGATGACGAAGTAGAGTTAGATGAAATTTTGGAGCCATTTTCCAGTTCTAGTGATCCTTTGTTCCACGATATAATACCTTGCTGCATCCACTTTGGCAAATTCTCATAAGCAAGTTGCAATCTTCCAAGTAGGTCTCTAGCAGTGGATGCTTTGTTCGCTAGAATAGCTATGTTAACATTATCATTAAATACTGCATAATGTAACAAATATGAAACACAAGTTGTAGATTTACCAGTTTGACGGGGCATCTTACAAATATTAAATCTATTCTCGTGGAAATTTCTTACAAGTTTCTCTTGAAATGGATACATTTCAAAAGGAACAAGACCGTGATCCAGAGAGACGATTTTAATATAGTTCTTTGCGAAATAAACAGGATCTTCTTTACATCTTAAGAACTCAATAATTTGTTCTTCAGTAAATTCAATCGGCGTGTTTGCTTTTTTGAGTAGAGGATTGCCCAAATAAACATCATTAGACATAATTTAGTAAATCTCCCTCCATTGAAGAGCAGCAGCAACGCCAGCAGTGGCATTACCAGTAGTAGTAATAGTTCTTACAACAAGCACATAAATTTCAGAGTTTGATGAATCTATATTTTGAACAATAATATTTTTCTTTGCCTGACTTAATGTTCCAGAAGCAACTGGTGAAAGTGAGTTTTGAGATGCACCAGAAGGAACATAACCAGATGCAAAAACATCACCATTATTGTAAGTTGTTGCATTAATACAAAACTCAACACCACTATTATCAGAAGCAGAAGTCCAAGTTAAAGTTCCTGCATTACTCAAATAAGCAGAACTTGGAAGTTTTATAACTTTATAAACAATACTATTTGTTTCACAGAATAATGAAATATTATTCAATTTAACTGATATTCTATTTGGATATCCCTGAAAAATATTTTTGAGACGAATGGCAACCAAAGGAAGTTCTGTTCCTGCTGGTGTTGGTGTGGTTCTTGTAGCAGTCATTGTATAAGCAAAATCAATACCACTTTCTACATATCCACCTTCTGACATCACAGAAGAACAAATCTGATCAAATGATGCTCCAATACCTACACCAGTATTTCGGAGTTCGCAACGAACTGGTAGGTTTGGATTTGCAATATAAACTGTGCTCTGATAGTTAGAATGGTTGAATTCGTGTGCGGTGATAAGTTGCCCATTATGAGCAAATCCACAACGAACTCTACCAACACCTAACCACTGAAAATCTATAAATGCAAGTTGAGTTTTTGTAATATCTAAATTGAACCCAGAAGTTCCCGTTCCATCACATTTATCTCTGTTCCATTGTGATTGTGAAATTCTTGTTTCTGTTGCAATTCCACTTACAAAAGTTCTGATTACCCAATTGTTTGTTCCAATACCAGGATTTATTCCATTAGAAGTGCTAAGTCCAACTTGCTCAAAATAAATTCCGTCTCTATCATCAAAATATCCAGTTCTTTTAGTTGCATTTTGTTGAGGCGCATAGAAGTTAAAAGAACTAAAAATTAGTTGTCCTTTTCCTGGTTGATAGTGATGATAAAACTTTGTTTGGTGAATACTAAATGCAGTAGAACCAATACCAGTTTGTAATCTTGCTGCTGCTTGATTTAATTTAAATGTTACTGTTGAACCCGTACCAGAAACACTATCCAAAAAGTTTGGGTCAATAGCATATAAGTGCTTGTAGTCGCCAAGAGTAAAGGGTTCAGAAACTCTACTCCTACCAAATGCATCAACAGCATTTGTATCTGGATTAATAGTTACAAGAGTTTCTGATGATATTCCAACAGTTCCAGTGACTGGAAATGGATTATCGAGTGTAACAACCTCGCCATTTTTATTGGCGATCATATTTACTTCAAAAAGAGTTCTCTCTTGATTTAAAAAATCTTGAGTACTTTTATTAAATTGTGCCATAAATTATTCACCCCAAGATAATCTTTCTGGTTGATATCTTTGTGCGTTTTTAATTCTTGAAGTATTTACTTGAGCAGGATAAATGTTATGAACAATTGCTCCAGGATATTCCCCTTGAATTTGCTCTGCAAGTTCATTTTTGGAAATCATTTTTCCTTCTACTTCTAGACGATATAATTTTCCTTCCCACACAACATCAGCAAAGAAAGATTCCTGTGCCTGTTCTGGTTCTGGTTGAGAGGAACCTACATTTAGAGTTCCATTAAAATCACCATTAATAGTGATGCTTTCTGAAATAAATTGTTGAAAGGATTTCATTTTAGTTACAGTTCCAACGACGCAATGCTTTGTTGATTCTTGAATCTGGATCTCTTGCTGTTTTTGCTGAAGTAAGTTTAGACTTCATACCTTTCATACGGCGGCAGAAGTTTGTACGACGCTTTGCTCTTTTTCCAGTTGGTTTCTTTTCTGTTACTGCAGTCTGAAGTTTTGAACCTGGGTTTTCACGACGATAAGCGTCTACCGCTTTTTGACTTAAACCGTCAGTTTTATCTTGACGATTAACTTTTTGCCAATCCTCAGATAGTCCAAAATCTGCTCTCCAGTTTGAATATTCATAAGAATCTGCAAGAGGTAATGAAGGTCCGGAAAGTTTTTTGAGTGCTGCCTCCTTTTCTCCTTTATTTGTAGTTCCGGTTGCAAGATTTCTAATTTTTGCTTGTTTTTGTGCTTGTCTATGACCAGAACCAATTTCAAAACTAATTTGCTCTTTTTGCATCTCGCCACTATCTACATAATCTGCTGCTGTATCAATGTAGTCTGCTGCTTTTGTAATCTTTGATTGTACCCAAGCTTCAATGCTTCCCTCACCTTTTTTTACCTTTTTCTTAAGTCTATTTGCTGCCTTAATAATAGTAGAAATTTCTGAACGAGCCATCGAATATTCGTGATCATATCCTTCATTAGCAGGATGAACTTGTGCAATATCAAACTTCATTTGATTTGTAGTTAACATAGGTGGTGTTGAATATAATGCCCAGAACTTTGGACCATACTTGCATTCAGACTGAGTTTCGTCTTTTTTGCATTTTGGGCAATATCTTACCATTCCAGTTTCCTCTTTGATAGGAACACAATTTGGAACCAGTTTTTTACCTTTCTTTTTCATACCTTCTTGCTTATACCCATCCCAACAATCTTCCGATTTTGTGCCCCAATTAGCAGCACCAACTTTGCGACATTTGACAAGTGCTCCTGATGCATATGCACTAGGCCAAACAGCATATCTCGATTTTACTTTATTGTAGCAAGCATCTTTTTTACCGCTACCTTTGCCTGGTTTATCTTTTACTTCTTGGAGATTCATTTCTTCTGTTCTTACATTTGTTGGTTTTGAAGCACCAGTTTTTTCTGGCTGATTTGGGTCTAGACGATTTTTTCTTCTTCTCGCAGATTCTTCTTCGTCTTTGGAAAGTGTTCTTTTCATTTTAGAACTTCCACACTTTGGTGTAGAAGTTTGTCCAGGTTGACGAGCACAGGGTTTACCTGCCCATTTACCTCCAAGTTGAACCCATCCTTTTTTTCCATCAGATGATTTCGATTTATTAAACCAATCGTGAAGACCTTCATCTCCAGACTTGGTTTCTTCCTTTACATCCTTAAACTTTTTATGATGTTTTTTAGCATCTGCCTCCATTTTTTTCAAACGGGTATAATAATCTGGGATTTCGTCTAAGTGTTGAAGAGCAATTTCTGTTGCCAACTTCTGATTCTTGGTATGTTCGTGCTCAATTGGAGCACCCATATCAAGTTGCTTCTGAATAAACGAAACTTCAAGACGATGCTTTTTAGCAATCTCTTCCACTGTTTTATATGGTTTCAATTGCTCATTCATTGGATAAAACTAATTACTCTTTATTATTTAGAAAACCTTGCTTGAGTAATTTTGAGAGTTCTGAAGTTGACCCGACAAATACTGCATTGTTAGTAAC